TTACTTCTTACGCTTGTTCATCTGCTTAGCTTCCCAGAAGAGCCCTGTAAGCACATCCTTGATGCGCTGCTTGTCATCATCATTCAGAGGGATCCCGTCAAACATGAGCTCACCATCATCCTCGAGCATTTTTTTGAAGTCCCGCTTATCTCTGGAGGTTGCCCAGGCGGGCACCGAGATGTCTTCATGCTTCGCAGCATCCTGCTGCAAGTAGCCTGCTTTTTTCATCAACTCTTCATAAGGAATATTAAGGGCCACGGCAATTTTGCGAAGCGTTTGCGGCTTGGGAATGCCTCTCAGACCATTCTCGATCCGAGAAATCTGTGAACCGCTAATATCGGCAGCTTGTGCCAACTGATTGATACTCCAGCCTTTATTCTCCCTAATCTCTTTTAAGTATGATCCAAATATGTGATCCACGTTACGGCCACTCCTCACCATATTCCATCTACTTCATATCAAACACTTACATATAGTATAAACACATCCTAATCACTTGCCAACAGGTAAAACAAAATAGAGCATTATTGCCAAAAGGCAAGAATTTGTGAGGATTGATCCCTATTCTAGTGAATAGTAGATCATTTTGCGGGTTTACGATGGTCTCCAAATAGTGGTATATTAATGAAAAATACGAACGAAATACGAACACTAGATGAAAGAACCTTCTGCCAAATGGCAAATTGAACCCGAACATGACATTTAACTAAGGGAGTGTATCAGAATGAATCCATTGTTACCAGAGCTGGATCGTCGAAAGACCCAAGGTGCCGTTGAAGCGATATTTGAGAAATATCGTATCTATAAAACCATCACATTCGAAATCAAGGAGGTGAGTGTGACTGCTTCCTACACGGAACGTTTCCACGGACCGACCAATGTAACCTCAGATCAAACGGCTAAGGTTGCCATATATAATGTAGATATGCCAGCAGCGCGAAAACAGTATTGCGAGACAATTGAATCGATCGTGGAACGGCTTGGCGAGCGGGAACAGATTCTTATCCGGGAACGATATATGAAGCAGGACGACGTATTCGATTACAAGGTGTACAACCATATCCTGGAGCCGCCGGTCAGTAAGGATACGTATACCAAGATCCGCAGCCGGGCTTTCTATAAACTGGCCTTGGCTTTCGCGGATCGGGGACTGCTGAAGCTGCAGGAAATGGAGAAAGCGGCAAAAAGAATATAATGCAGATAAGCTTGGAAGTGGATTCTAATCGAGCCTGGAACCGGGAGCTCTCTCAGTAGAGAGCTCCCGTTTTTTTTGTATTCTGTTGCGGACAAGGTAAAGCCGATGAGGGGCTAGGGCAACAGCATTATTGTAAAATATACGAACATAGGTTCTTGCTATTTTCCACCGACATTCCACTTAAAGTTCCGCCATATCCATCCCATAAGGCGTCAGCGCATCCGATTTAGGGGTGTAAGATTGTATTATCGGAAATGAAGGAAAACAAAAGCTACCGAACACCCATAGTGGATATGCGAGCCGGCCTTGAGAAGGACCGGTTTTTTGCTGCGGCTAAGGCTTCGATTTCTTCATTTCCGAACCTTAAATAACAGAAAGGAGGGGGCCGTGTTGGACAAGCATATGACCGCCTTTTATCTCCTGTCTTATGGAAGATCGGAAGCCGCTCGGCTGTCTGAAGAATGAGAGGGGCGGTTAAACAAGCCGTTGCTGAACTTATTCCAGAACTTGTAGATCACCTGTATGATGTACATCCGCCGCCAGATGGGGAGAGCAAGCCTCTATATGGCGTTATCGCGCTGGGAGAGGACGTATGGAAATCCTCATGGGCAGGGTATCGGCAGGTGGTGCGATTGAGGCTGTTCGCGGATCGTTCCGACTTGGAGCTGCTGGATCGCTGGACCGAACTTCTAGTCCCCGGTCTTCATCGCAAACGGATTAGCGGAACTGACGGGAAAGCCTTTAAGCTTCATTATTTAGGCGTTCCGGAGGGAGACAAGTTCGATAGCGTTTCAGGCAAAATGATCCGGCTCATGCGGTTCGGCATCTATCAGCCGCAGGCATCCGGGGTTGGTTCCAACGGAGCACCGGACGAATGGCTGCAGACTTTATCAGCCTGGACAGGAGATGTACTTGGTGATCCTTGGAGCATCTATCATACGGCATGGCCGGCAGGACGGGAAGATCACGCTGTATTATGGCGGATGACGAACTGTGAGACCAAGATGGCGGGAGCTTCGATGTTCGAGGTTCGCAAAACCTTTACCGGGCATATTGCCTCTCTTGATTCCGCGGACGAGCAGCTTATGGCTGCAAGGCTGGTGGAAGAGCTCGGCACTCAGGTTCAGCTCGTGCTGGATTCGCAGGAACGCCGCTATTTATCGGTGGTTGAAATTTCCTCCGACATGCAGGCCGACCCCATTCTGGACGGGCAGCTAAAGCTGACCCTGGCACAGCGGAAAATGCGTTCGCCGGAAGAAGCCGCCTTGATAAGGCGCGTTAACATTCATCCTATTTTAAAGTGAGGTGGCCACAATGGCTGTGAAAAAAACACCCAAGAACGAACCAAGTAAGAACAACGTTCCTCGCTATGCGTTGACGGAGCTTGAAGCTCATGCCAAGGAATTGTTCGAGGTTCGGGCGGAAGTGCTGGCAGGCGCCATGTATGGGGCAGATGCTGAGCTGTTCACGGTAACTGAAGTCAAAGAAAGAATCCAACAATTTATGAAAGCGAAGGTGGTTTAATCATGGCAGGCGGAACATGGGAAAGTACGAATAAACCGGTATTGCCGGGGTTGTATATGAATTTTAAGGCAGCAGCTGCTTCAGCTATTCAGGGCGGCTCCCGCGGAACGGTGGTTGTGCCGGTCAAAGCCAACTGGGGACCTGTACGAGAATTCGTGGAAATTGGAAGCGAATATGCGATTTCCGAGCTGTATTCTGCAGATAGCAAGGATGGGGCTACCGCTTACGACACGCTCTATCTGGCATTGCTTGGCGGACCTAAGAAGCTGTTGGCTTACCGTTTGGCTGATAATACGGCGGCAGCAGCTGCCATTACGCTGCAAGATGCAGAAGCTACCCCTTCGGATGTGCTGAAGCTGGAGGCTAAATATCCGGGAAGCAGAGGTAACGGCTTCTCTGTTACGGTTCAGCCGTCGCTCACAAATCAGGGAGCACGTGAGCTTCGACTCTATGAAGGTGCCAAACTGCTTGGCACTTACACAAGTTTGGACGGAACAGCAGCCTCGATTGCAGCGCAGATCAACGAAGATGAGGAGAACCGCTGGGTAACGGCTACCGCATTGGATGCCGCCGGCATTCCTGCTGATGTGAACGGTGTCGTGCTGACCGGAGGCAAAAGCGGTAACGGTGGCCTGACGAATGCAGATTACATCGAGATGCAGGATGCAGTTGAGGGTCAGGAGTTTAACGTACTTGCCCTGGACTATGCTGCGGATATGGCTTTGCTGCAGAGCTTTGCGACCTGGGTGAAGCGTCTGCGCCAGGAAGGACGCGGTGTGATGGCCGTATTCGGCGGAAGCGCTGCGGACGATGCCTCCAAGGATGCAGCCAAACTGGCTGCTGCCAGGTCGCTTGCGTTGAACCATGAAGGAATTATTAATGTGGGGACGGGTGTGCGTCTGTCCGGTGTGAACTACAGTTCTGCACAGACAGCTGCTTACGTGGCCGGGCTTATTGCCGGTCAGCGTCTGAACCAATCCGCTACCTACGCAGTAACGCCTTTCGAAGATGTAACCCGCCGCTGGACCCGCTCCGAACAGGAGCAGGCTGTGCGCAATGGCGTCTTCGTACTCTTCTACGATGGACGTCAGGTGAAGGCATTACGTGGCATTAATACATTGGTGGTTCCGGCAGAAGGCCAGAACAATGCCTGGAAGAAAATCCGTTCCATTCGCGTTATGGATGCTATTCATGCAGATTTGCAGTTGGCTGCAGAGCAGACCTACATCGGCAAGGTGAACAATACGGAGGAAGGCCGACTCGCACTAATCGGCGCCGTGAAGGAATATCTTGCATCGTTGTCGCTGAGCAATGTCATTGAGTCGGACGGTTACGATGTCATTCTCGATCCAGCTTACTACGGCGATTCTGCTGTGAACACACCAGAGCCGGATCAGGTCTTCCTGCAGTGGAATGTGAAGCTGACCGATGTGATGGAGCAGCTGTTTGGTACATTTTACGTGCAATAACGAGAATGTTGATCAAGTGCGTCGAAAGACGCTTTTTATACAAAACTTAAGTAAACCAAGGAGGAATTTACATGTTGGATGCTTCAAGAGTCATTATGGGGACATACGGCCAGGCGTATATTGACGGGGTATGGCAGACGCATATTAACAAGCTGGAAGCAAGTGTGGAATTGGAGAAGCGTGAGCTGAAGCTGGTCGGCAACGACTGGACGGTGCATAAGAACGGCAGCAAAAAAGGAACCGGCACGATGAGCGGGTACAAGGTCACTTCCGATATGATCTCCCGCGGCTTCACCAAATTCGATATCATCTCCAAGCTGGACGATCCTGAATCCTATGGCCATGAGCGCGTTCGTCTTATTCGCTGCATGCCGGACAAAATCCAGTTGGCCAACTGGACCGCTGGCGAGGAAGTGCAGGAGGAAACTTCATTTACTTTTGAGGGGTACGAGCTGCTGGATCCGATTCAGGGAGATTAAGAGGTTTCTTATCAAATGTAGAATAAAGCCGGGTGTTCGCCCGGTAAGGAACATCTAATTCGGGCGAACGTTACCTGCTGGCCAGTTCTCATTGATAAAGTAGTTATACATTTAATTGACAAGGAGAGAGAAGCATGAGCTTACACGAGAATATGAGTGAAGAGCAAATACTGGATAGTCTGTTTGAGGCAGCGGAGAAACTGCCGGAGGAAACCGTGCGCATTAAGCGGCTGGATATGCAGATGGTTCTGCAAGGTCTGACATCAAACAAGGTGGACAGCATTCGCGAGCGCTGTACCGTTCGGCGGACGGTGAAAGGTGTTGTGGATGAGAAGGTGGATACGGAAACCTTCAACGCGCTGCTCATTTCCGAAGCAACCAGCAGCCTGTCGGTAAAAGGCTTAACACTCAGCGGGTGGGGCGACCCTCGAATTACAAGCCGCTTGAAGCTGTCGGGTGGAGAGCAGGCGGTTCGCCGCATGCTGCTGGCTGGAGAACTGGATGCCGTAGGCGATAAAGTGCTGGAGCTGTCTGGTTTTGGGGTCGAGATTGCTGACCTAAAAAACTGA